CTAGGTAGTTATTAGCATTTGTGGCTACCCAGTTCCATAAAGAACGAGCAAGACCCAAGAACTGATTTGTTGCATACCGCCTCCAGCCACCAATCTTTTCAGGAAAACCAGAGCGAAAACGCACTTTGTCGGCATCATACCAGCCACCCTCGTTGGAGTAGTCAGTACCTTCTCGGTTTAGTCCTGGACGAAATTGTAGTTTCTGTAGCGCCATACGGGTTTACCCTAAGATAAAAATAACGCTCGTTCGTCGTTTCTACGAGTTACCAAGCCTTTCAGTACTTTACCCCCAGCAAGCGTATATTTCAAGAACTCTTCTGCCGCTTCTTCCATTTCGCCCCGAATAACCTTCTGACGGAGGGTGCTGCGCTGTAATGTTCCCAGACCAACATTAAAGCTAAAAGATACAAGAGCATCGAATTGACCTTGAGTGAGCTTGACAGGACAGAAGCGTTCAACACCTCGCTCAAAGCGATTAAGATCGTCTCTAAGAATGTCATCTACTTCCTCCATCGAAAAGGTACGGTCATCTTTGTACTCCAGTGCGTAGGCATCCCGCTCGTCTATTTTTAAAGCACCTTGCCGTGGGTAGAGTACATGCCCGACACCGATCGTCCACAATTTTGCGGGACAGCGATATGGACGCTGACGAACACCCTCATGGTGCTTAATCATTTTGATGGCTTTATCGCTTACTTTCACTTCTTAAATGCCTGTGTGCCAAACCAGAAAGAAACAATACTTGCCCAAATGATCTGGGTCTCATCATCCCATAAGAGGTTAAGCGCTACGTCAAATGGCACTTCTCGATGGAAAGCAAACCAGAACCCAAACAGTTCTACAAACATAAACATGATGAACATGCCGTAGGTAATAGCTGGTCTAACCATAGCCCGTGAATTTGTAACCCACTGGGAAGCACCCTTGCCAATCTCGATGTCGTGAGCATACAAAGACGCCCTTTCTTGGGCTTGGGTCTGCATTTCTATCTGTTGGGTCTTAATCTCTTCTACATGGGCTTGGGCTTGAAAGCCTCTCTCCATCATCTGGAGTTCCCGTTCGGTCTGCAAACGAGCCATCTCCATCTCATGCTTCTTGTCAGACTTGTCTTGGAAAAACCCTAGTAGGCTGGGTAGTCCGCCAGACAGGAACGATATAAGGGTAGTAAATAAGGTAATCATTTCTTTCCTCTTTCTTCTAAGAGTTTGACCCGCACATGGAGGTCATGAATATCTTTGTAAATTTCTTCACGCTGTTTTGCTCTGCGTTCGGCTGAAATAGGACTGTCCGTTGGGATGCCTTCGCTAGTAATTAAAGCTGGCATCTTGCCTTCAATCTGAGTTAGGCGGGTTTGGAATGAGGACACTTGACCGAGTAGCCATGCTATACAGGCAACAATGATTGGGATCACCGCCTTTAGTACATCTTGCATATTCATTTTTTAGACCCCCATACTATGTAATAAGCAATCCAGCCTGCTGCCATAAAGCACCAGAACTGCACCCATTTAACCTTTGACAACTCGGCATCAAAGTACTTCTTGTCTTCCTTTTCAAGCCGTTCAATCTCGGTCTTGATGTCTAGCACCTTTTGCCACTCTTTGGTGCCGTGCTGCTTTATAAAGTCCACCCTTAATTTGTACTCTTCGTCCGAAATCTTCTTGCGGTGTTTGTACTCTTCAAGGGCTTTAAATATTGCCCGCTCTTTCCTTAACTCTGCTTCTCTACGCTCACGAATCTTGGCATTTGCTTGCTGCCTTGCAACATCTACCGCTTCTTTTTGAACATCCTCGATGTTCTTACCAATCTCTCGCCCTGCCTCACGTCCAGTCTTTATCCCTTCACTGATGCCTTTAGCACCAGCCGATAACCCCAGTTCGTCTGACATATCTCACTGTTCTTTGCCTCAGAGTGTTGACCCACCAAACGACATATTGGCTACCACAATAGCTACATGCTTCTCTGGTTCTTCAAGGCTATGCCCACAGTCACTGCACATCTTGGCAGCTAACTCAGCCTCAGAAACGTCGTACCCACAGTTCGGGCAGTAGATTTCAATGGTATGGCGTGGCTTAAACTCAGCGCCGTTTAGTTCGTCTGGAATTTCTTTAATCATGCTTTGACTCTTCTTTCTCAGTCTGTACGTCCATCCATTTACCGCAATACCCCATCGGGTCGTTTCTATACCGCACTTGCATTACCATGGCGCCGTTTTCTTTTTGCACCATCTTAAACTCAGGCACAGAGCCTGGGTAGATCCGACCTTTGTAATACTCAGTTTGCATTTGTTGGGGTTGGCTCAGAACTTGTTGGGGTTGGCTCAAAATCAATAGTTGGTTGAATTGGTGCTACATAAGGTGCTATTTCACCAAACTCACCTGCTTTTGCTCGTTCAAACAAATCACGACCATGAAATTCAGGGTCAAAAGAACAAGCACCAAAAGGCATTTCTTCTACAAATTCTTCCCATTTAATAGTTAAAATAATTGAAGTGCCTTCTTCGTTATTCCAAATTGGGTCTTTTGCATATTGAAGTGTAAACATATATTATCCTTTTTAAGAAACTCTACAAGCAACACCAACTATAGAAGTATCTCCAGTTCCTGAAGGTGTTGTATAACTTGCAGACATCCATTTCCATGTTCCCGATAAATTATTACTAGTTACTGAATAAAATCCAGCTCCAGATCCATCACTAGCAGATGCACCACTTCGCATTTGTCCATTACCACTACCTACTGAATAATTGCTTCCTGAAGTAAAATTAAATCCCGTAACACTAGTACTACCAGCACCTGCATAACTGCCTACTGTATTAAATGTAGGACAAGCAACCGCAAAAGTAACTGCACCTGTTGCACCACTTACAGAAATACCATTACCTGCTACTGCTGATGTAACACCACCGCCTGCTGGTGCAGAACTTACCCAGGTACTTCCATTTGAAGTAAGAATATTTCCGTTTGATCCTGGAGCAACCACTTGAAGTGCGCTAGTGCCATTACCAAGAAGTACGTTGTTGGCTGTTAAAGTTGATGCGCCTGTTCCACCATTAGCTACAGGAACCGTTGGCAACCGAGCAGAAGCTAAAGTCCCGCTTGATACGTTTGACGCATTGATTGCGGTTAAGCCTGCGCCGTTTCCACTAAATCCAGCCGTGGCTGTGATTGTGCCCGTATAAGTTACGTTGTTGGCAAAGGTAACGTTTTGGCTAGTGTCAATCGTTAGCGCAGTTACGCCGTTGTTTGTCTGGAACGCTAAGTTACCAGTCGTATCCGACGTAATGTTTAGTGCGGTACCCGCCGAGGTTCCTGCTGATATTGTTGATGGCATCGTTATGCTCCTAAATAAACCAAGTTACTATAGAATACCTCGTACCACTTGTTACGGGCATTATCTCATGGGGGTACATAAAATTGGAAGGGAACATGATGCACGACCCCTTTTTTAAGTTATATACCAATTCCCGGTCAAAAAACGCAAACTCACCACCTTCGTAGCCATCATTTAAGGCAAACGAACAAGACACGGCACGGGGGCGATCTTTAAAAGAGTCGGTATGGGTTGTATAAAATTGGCCTTCTTTATACCGAAGTAACTCATATCCAGAATCTTCTTCAATTAAAGCTAACGGAAGTTTTTCGTTATATTTTTTAATCGCCAATCCGGCCGAAACAAAAATATATTGGTCTAATTTACTTCTTACTTTTGGGTTTTTTTCAATAATATGGGGGTATGATATTACAAGCGTATCGGCAGAACGAACTTCATTATTAACAACGCCTTGCTGCCCAACTACTGCTTTCTGCCACTCAGCTTCATCATTAAATTCTTCTAAAATAGCATCGCACAGGGCATCAGTAATAACCCCTTCAAAAACAACAATGTGATCGTGAATATTTTTCATACTATCGTTACTGGCAGGATTGTTGTTGGTGAAGTAGGTTCTTGTTGTTGCCGTATATCAAAAAATGCCCACGCCTTGGGACCATTAGAACGTACATAGTGTAAAAAAACTTGGGTATATTCTTGGCCTCCAAATTTATTACGCCAATGGTCGGCTTGACAACCTAAATATAAAACAGCATCGCCTGGGTTAAGCTCAATTTGTGTTTCTGAATTGTCAGGGCGCTGGAAAAAAATAGGCCAATTAATGTCGTTAGCAAGATTTAAAGTTAAACTAATTTCACAGGCGGGGCGATCTCTGTGCCGTTCTAATATAGAACCATTTTTATAAATACGAGCATATGTGTAAGTTGGTAATACATCTTCACCCAATAACTCAGACACATAAGGAACTTTTTTAACTAACAATTGTATAAACGGTAAAAAATTGTATATAGCTTGTGAATTAGGCGCTTGTGGATCCCCTTGAATATCAAATCTTTTACAGTGTTCTTTAAATTCAGTAGCTAAAGAATGCGCTTCACTACCCAAAATAAACTCTGGTATGTATAAATAATTATTTTGGATTATTTGAAGTCGCATAATAAAGAATCATGTGGTATTTCAACGCCTTCTGGAACCATAGAAGGATCAACAATATCGTCAACATCTTTGCCTAAACGTAGAGCATGAATGCAATAAGCAACGGTGTTTGGCTCAAGCGCAATTAATTCGTGCATTTTATCTTTTTTAATATAAATCATATGGGGCGCAGTAAATTCTGATACACGACCATCGACAGTTATTTGTAGTTTTCCGGCGGCCAAAAGAGTAAGGTGGTCAAACTGGTGGGTGTGGCCATGTTCAACATCACCTATATTTTTAAAATACATTTGTCTTGAAAACACATTTGCAACTGTGCCTATTTTAACTTCTGGGTGCGCCATATATAACCCTTTAAACTGTTGCCCAAACTTCTTGTGGTACTACGGGCCAGTTAATATTCCCAGCTACAGGATTAATTGCGTACTGACGTATAGCATTACGATAAGTAATAAAATCTTGTGAATTACTTAAATAGGGATTACTTTTTGTTGGGTCGGCAACATCAGGAATTGTTGTCCAATCAGTTGCCTGTAATTTAATTACAGCATTTGCTTTATTTTGCGCTGCTGTGGGTGGTAGTGGTGCCACCGGAGTATTAGCCTCAGTCCATTTAGCCATGCAACAATTTGCCCAAACTGGTAGTTCAGTAATAGACTGATTTTCCATTAATGGAGAGTCATACTCAATCCAACCAGCTACACCATCCCATTGAAGAGCGTGAACATCTGCTGGAATACCACAAGAACTTAAATCAAGATCGTTATAAAAAACTTCATCTTCACCAACCGATCCGTCAGCGGGAATAATTGTTAATCTCATTTTCTACTCCTAATTAATTTGGGTTGCTGTGATTCACTAGAAGCTGCTGCGAGTATTAATTTTGTATTAACCTCATTAGCTTTAACCATTTCATTTCTAAACGATTCAACCGCAGCACCTGTTTGTCTTTGCTGCCCTGAATTTTCAATAAGCAACATTGGCATCCAAGCAATTGCACACTCGTAACTGTCTACTTGACTGCCACTATTCATATCGTAGCCCTGCACACGGGTATACCAAGCACAGGTAAGACCAACGCAGTCTTTCTTAATAAGCGGGCAAAAAGATCCGTTTTTAAGTGTTCCCATAATTAATTTTTACTTGCACGAATGACATCAATATACTGAACAGCTAAGTTAATTGCATTTCCAGTAAATGTAGCAGAACCACTTGAGAAACTAAATGGATGGGTATGTGATCCGCCGCCACCTGTAGAACTTGTTGTAACAGCTGGAGAACCTCCAGCTAAATTGTTGCCCCTAGCTGTAGTACCTGGGGTGTAATCAGATCCTTGGGTTTGAGGTACGGTATGTGTATGGCTAGGAATTTGAGGTGTAGTAAGTGTTGTTGCTCCAGCACTACCACTAACAGCCGTAATACTTACTGAACCTGTTGGGGTTTGGCTTGCAAATGCAGTTGTAAACCCTTGAGAACCGCCTGTACTTGCAGAACCTGTTACAACACGTAGTGCTGAGTTATCACCAGTCGATGTGTTTTTAGTCCAGCCAGTCGGCGCAGTGGTTTGCGCAAACAACATAACCGTACCTGAATCAAACGCAGCGGCAGCGGCAGAAGTCCAAATTGTTCCGTTCGATGTAAGAACGTTGCCCGCAGTGCCAGGAGCTGGAA